CGATCAGCTCGGCTTCTACATCCAGTCGCTCACAGGCGCGGGCATCGACCTGACCGACGACGACACCCGCGACTTTATCCGCAACGCGGCGGGCTTACCGCCTGCCGTCACCGTACCGGGCGAACGATTGAACGGCAAACCTGACCGCGAGCAGCAGGTTCTGCCCAACGCAACGCCGCCCGCACCGGAGCAGGCTGAGTAATGGTTCAGGGCACACAAAGCTGGCACGAGCGCCTGTGGCGCACCAACAATCTCGCGGACATCGCGCGAGGTGAGGTGCCGGGTGCCAAGCCGTTCTCGGCGTTTGGCGAAAACGTCACTTCAGGGTCCGTTACCGACCAAGTGCTGTGGGAAACAGGGATGCCCACCACGCTGACCGTGCCGGACTCCATCCAACTGTCTTTCGTGTCGAGCGCCGCTGATACCCGCCGACTGAAACTGGTCTATCTGGACGGCGATCTGGTCGAGCGCACGGAGACAGTCACGCTCACAGGCACCACGCCTGTCCTGACCACGGCCACGGACATCCGTTTCGTCAACGGTCTATACAGCCTCGACAACGCAGCGGCCGCGAATGTGACGGCCACGAGCGGCGGCGTGACCTACGCACGGCTAAATTCGGGCGGTGTGCAGTTTGACCAAGCGATGTACCGCGTCCCCGCAGGCCGCCGCCTTATGGTCAATTCGCTCTACGCAGGCACGGCGTCCGAGTCGCAGGGCAGTTCCGGTGCCCGCGTCGTCATCAAGGCCGAGGTATCTTTCTTCAACGGCGACAGCTTTGGGGAGCAGGGCATCCTGCATCCCGTTGGCGGCATCGCCATGCAAGACAACGCCGTGACCCTGCCCTTTGGCCCGTTCCCGATCCCTGCGGGCGAGATCGTGGCCATGACTTTCAGTTGCAGTAAAGCCGCCGACGTGGTGGGCGGCTTCTTTGGATGGACGGAGACCGCCTGATGCCCTACGACACACTCCCCAAGCGTTTACGCGACCTGATCCCGTCCAAGGACGGCCAAGAGATGTTCCGGCAGGTCGTCAACAGCCAACTGGCGGCCAATAAGACCGAGGCCGTGGCGATGGCGTCCGCATGGGCCGCGCTGGAACGCGCGGGCTACGACAAAGGCGAAGACGGCAAATGGGTGAAGAAGACCATGCCAACCCTGAGCCAAGTCCACGTTCCCGGCGCGGAATGGGACGACAAGAAGCGCAAGAAGAAGCCGAAGGTCGAAAAGGCCGAGTACCAAGGTCGCACTGTCTCACTGGACAAGCCGTTTCGGATGCCAAAGGGTTCGAGCAAAAAGTTCGGCGTCTATGTGAAAGACGGCGACCGCGTGAAGCGTGTGACGTTTGGCGATCCGGACATGGAAATCCGCCGCGATGACGCGCGGGCCCGCGCCAACTTCCGTTCGCGTCACTCCTGCGACACGGCCACGGACAAGACGAGCGCCCGGTATTGGTCGTGCAGAATGTGGACCGCAAAGACGCCCGTGAGTGACCTCGCCAAACGCTACCTGAACGACGACAGCTTCACCACCCGCGATGAAGCCGCAGCACGCAGCTACGACCTCGGGATGGAGGGCGAAGTGCATGTCCACCAGACCGCTGACGGCCAAGCCGTCTACATGCCGGGAGAGAGCCACGAGGACTATCTCGAAGCGATGGCGAGCGCGGCTGGACTCCTTGAACCCGAAGAGATCGAGGAGGAAGAATACGAGGACGACGAGGACGAATCAGGAACAGGATTGCTTGAACGCGCCATTTCCGCCATACTAGAGGCCGTGACCGACATGGAAAAGGCCGACATGACCGAGAACGTGACCAAGACCGCCGACATCCTGAAGGTGGACACCGAGCGCCGCATTGTGTGGGGCTGGGCGTCTGTCTGCACCATGAAAGGCGAGACCGTCACCGATCTACAGGGCGACCGCATCGCGCCCGCGCAGATGGAAAAGATGGCAGACCGCTTCATGCGCAGCGCCCGCGCCGCCAAAGCGATGCACTACGGCGACGACGTGGGCGAGGTTATCCACTCCTTCCCGATGACCAAAGAACTTGCAGACGCCTTCGGCATCCAAAGCGAGCGTGAAGGTTGGATCACCGGCACCTACGTCAAGAGCGACGAGGAGTGGGCCAAGGTGCGCCGAGGTGAATACAAAGGGCTGTCAATCGGCGGCCGCGCACGTCGCAAGGAGGCAGAGTGATGGCTTATGATCTCGAAGATATTGACCTGCTGGAACTCAGTCTGGTCGATAATCCCGCGAATCAGCACGCGAGTGTTGTGCTATTTAAGCGTTCGGGGTATAACCCCTATGTCAAGTCCGAAAATTCGGACCTAACCGAGAAAGGAGATGGTTCAGTGACCGTCGAAGAACTCACGAAGAAGCTGGAAGACCTCCAGTCTCAGGTCACTGACCTGACCGAGAAGGCGTCCTACGCGGACAAAGAGCGTATGAAAGCCGAAGACGAGAAGAAAAAGGCCGAAGATATGGCTGCCAACATGAAGAAGTCGGCTGAAGAAGCTGGTTTCACCGTGGATGGCGACACCATCACCAAGGCTGCTGACCCTGAGTATGTCGAGATCGAAGGCGAGCGGGTTGAGAAGTCTCTCGTTCCGGCTCCGATCCTGAAGGCCATCGAAAAGCAGGCCGAAGCCATCGCCAAGATGGAAAAGGCGGCTCGGGAAGTCGAACTCGCCAAGTCGGGCGCGACGGAACTGCCGAACCTCGCAGGCACCGATCTTGCCAAAGGCAAGCTGCTGGCTGCCGTTGCAGGCGACGAGGAGCTGCTCAAGGGTCTCAAGGCCGCCGACGCAGCTATGGCTTCGCAGTACGTCGAGAAGGGCACCGCCGAGACGGATGAAGCCTCCCCGACGCACAAGTTGAACGAGCTTGCCAAGGCGCACGCATCTGCACAGAACGTCTCGTTTGAGACCGCCTATGCCGAAGTGACCAAGGCTGGCCCCGGCGCGGATCTGCTTACAGAACTCCGTACAACCGCCAACTGAGGAGAGTGACTCATGGCTACTACCAAAGCAGGCATCAGCATCACGCTCCCCGCAGCCGCTGATCTTCGCACCCACCAATACAAGTTCGTGTCCATTGACGCGAACGGCAAAGCGGCACTGACTGCCGACGACGCACACGCCGACGGCATCCTGTGCAACGACCCGAACACCGACGAGGCGGCCATCGTGCTGATCTCTGGCGTGGGCAAGGTCAAGTGCGGCGCGGCTGTAACACGCGGCGGCGACATCTCGTCGGGTGCAAACGGGGCAGGCAAAGATGCCGACTCCGGCGCGGCCATTCTTGGCACCGCACTCGAAACTGGCGCGGACGGTCGGATCATCTCCGTCCTGTTCCACCCGCGCGGCTGATAGGAGACCACAGCAATGACGCAACCCACCGCACGCGCTGTTCATACCGATCAGCCTCTCACCAATATCTCGGTCGCGTTCCTTCAGAACGCTTCCAACTTCGTCGCGTCGCGGGTGTTTCCAAACATCCGCGTGCAGAAGCAGTCGGACGTGTACTACACGTATGACCGGGGTTTCTTTAACCGCAACCAAGCCGAGCTGCGCGCTCCGGCCACTGAAGCGGCAATCGCCGGTTTCGGTCTGAGCACTGACAACTACCGCGCAGACGTTATCGCCCTCAAGACCCAGCTTGCATGGCAGGTCGAGGCCAACGCCGACGCTCCGGTTCAGCTTGAACGTGCCAACACCGAACTGTTGCTGCACCAAATGCTGATCCAGAAAGAAGTTGACTGGGCGACCAAATACTTCGGTTCCGGCATCTGGGGCACCAACTATGCTGGTGTGGCCGCTACACCGGGTACAGGCGAAGTTGTCCAGTGGTCCGACCAGACCTCGGGCGATCCGATCAGCAACATCCGTACTGCCAAGACAGACATGATGGAATCCACTGGCTTCATGCCGAACACCGGCGTCATGTCGCAGCGTGTGGTTGACGAGCTGCTGGATCACCCGGACATCGTTGACCGCATCAAGTATTCTGGCGGCGTCGGCAACCAGAACCCAGCAATGGCGTCGGAGCAGACACTGGCACAACTGTTTGGTCTGGAGCGTATCCTCGTGATGCGCGCGATCCAGAACACCGCTGCGGAGGGCGACACCAACGCGCACTCCTTCATCGGTGGCAAGAACGCGCTGCTGGCCTATGTTGCACCGACACCGGGCTTGATGACCCCGACCTCCGGCTACACCTTCACATGGTCTGGCTATCAGGGCGGCGGCAACGAGTTCGGCGTGACGATCTCGCGCCGTGAGGACGACAAGATCAAGGCGACCGAAGTGGAAGCCGAACTTGCCTATGCCCACAAGCTGGTTGCCAGCGACCTCGGCGTGATGTTCAACGACATCGTGGCCTAGTAACGCCTCGAAAATCAGTGAGTGAAGCCCCCGCCATGTGCGGGGGTTTTGCTTTTCAGCCCCGCCGTTGACGCAACGCGCATGGCAAGGTAGAGTCCAGATCAACTTTCATCATGTCAGGACCGCTCCAATGGCTCGACTTCTCTCCCGACCCTTCGACCCGACCAAGCCGGTCTATGCGCGGCGCTTCTTCGTGGCCGCAGGTCGTCACTACGAACCCGGCACCCTTTTCGACTGGCAGCGCCTCTCTGTCGCCCAGCGGCGTGTGTTCCTGCTTTATGAAGCTGGAAAGCTGACCCACGAGGCTGGGCCAGAAGCACCCGCGCCCAAGGCAGAGAAACCTGCACCCGCGCCAAAGCCGATTGAGCAAGAGGTGCAGGACGATGAAATTCTGACCGCAGCCGCAGAGCCGGAAGTGCCCGCACCCACCGACGAACTCGACGATCTCAACATGAAAGAGCTTCGTGCCATTGCCGAAAGAGAAGGTGCTCCCTACCGCACCAGCCGCGACGCCCAGCGCCAAGCCATCCGAGAGCACCGTGACGGCAGCGCGGACGCTTGAGGTCCAGAAGTACGAGCAAGCCTATCGCCACGACGATTACCGTCTGGGCGATAGGCGGCGCGTCCACATCACAGAGCATCTGAAGCGGCTGCCCAAAGGCAGCCTTCTTGACGTGTCCACCGGGCGCGGAGAGGTTTTGCAGATCGCCCGCGATCTCGGCCACGGCCCTGTGCAGGGTACGGAGGCCGTAAAGTATCTCTGCGACGGCCTGAACATTGTTCACGCCTTCGGTCACGCCCTGCCCTTCGCAGACAGCAGTTACGACACGGTGACGATGTTTGATGTGATGGAGCATCTGCTGCCAGAGGACACCAAGGCGGTCTGCCAAGAACTCGCCCGCGTTGCCAAGCGGCACATTCTGATAACCGTCCACAACGGCTCGCATCGCTACCGTGGCCAGGAACTACATGTGAACCGTCGGGCCTCGTATGAGGCGTGGCGCATTGAATTGGAACATCACTTCAAACGTGTCGTACATCGGCACGGTAAGGGCGACTCCATCAGCGAGATGTTTGAGGTCGCACTGTAAGGACCGCCGTGGTATTGTCCGAACAAAGCACAGGAGACCCCCGCCATGAGCGCGATTGATGACGGCGTGACGCCAACCAGTTCCGTCCGGTTCCTTGTGGGTGACGCCATCGAGCCGTACCAGTTGTCGGACGCGGAGATCGCCTTCTCGCTTGACCAGATGAACAACAACACCTATCTGGCAGCGGCGTTCTGCGCCCGCGCCCTGTCGGCTTTCTACGCGCGTCGTGTCGACACCCGCTTTGAGACCATTGACAGCAAGTACAGCCAGTTGCGCGACAGCTACGAGCGGCTGGCCCGCAGTCTGGAATCGCAAGGTAAGAAACAGGGCGGCCTCGGTCTGCCCATCGCGGGCGGCTTGACCAAGAGCAACGTGGATCTGGCGACTCAGAACACCGACCGCCTTGATCCGTACTTCTACGACGGCATGTTTGAGAACGCTCCAGAGCAGAATGACCGATAGTGTTTGCTACGTCATCGGCAGCGGGCCGAGCCTTCTAGGCTTTGACTTCGACGCGCTGCCAGAAGGCTACCGCATTGGTGCCAACCGATCCGGTTGGCTGGCGAAGTGCAACGCCCTCGTCACCGTGGACCGCAACTTCCACAAAAAGGAAGCCGAGCGGCTAGAGAACTTCGACGGCGAGGTCCATGTCGCGCTGACGGACACCTACCACAGCATCCCCGGCGTCACGTACTGGAACTACGCCCGCAACCTCGACGGCTTGGCCCTATCACCGCAAACGCTCACCGGGTCAAATTCTGGTTTCGCCGCGCTGAACCTCGCCGTGCAAAAAGGCTTCACGGACATTGCGCTGCTCGGCTTTGACTTCAGATGGGACGCGGGCCGGTCGCACTTCCATGAGGGCTACAACCAGCGGTTCAACGTGGACCGCCAGCTTGGCCGATGGGCGCGGGCGTTTGACGCGGTTCCGGCACAAGTGCAGCGTCTGGGAATCACCGTGATGAACTTCGTCGGGCCGATGGGAAGCCGTGTCAAGGCTTTTCCAACAGCCCCATTGTCGGACCTGCTCTGATCGCGTAGTATGCGCCCATGCTAGGTGACGACGTTGCATATCTCTTGGAGGACTTCGGGTCCAATCTGACGCTGACACGCGACGTTGGCGGCACCTACGATCCTGCGACCGGAACGTACACGGATGGTACTGCAACCGCCTTCACCGTCCGAGGCGTGTTCATCAACTACCGCGACGACCGTGTTGACGGCAGCGTGATCCAGATGGGCGACCGCCAGCTTCTCGTCAGCGTGGACGGCTCGGATACAACGCCCGCGATTGGCGATAAGGTAGGTGGACTGCAACTGATCGACGTGCGCTCCTTCGCGCCCAACGGCACCGCGATTGCGTGGTCCTGCCAGGCGAGGAAGTAGCGATGGTCGTCAGCCAGCTTGAAGCCATCAGCAAACGGGACTCAGAGGACATCGCCGCCAAATTTCTCGCGCGGGCTGCCGAGATGCGACGCCGCGTGGGCGAAGCTATCGCGGACGACATCATCGACAACAGCCCCGTGGATACAGGCACCTACATCATGGCGCATGTCGCGGGCGCGGGCGACACGGCGGACACAGGTGAGCGCACCAGCCGAGGCAAGCAACGCAACCGCAATGCTTCGCAGTTCAAGAACCTCGCCCGAGGCAACCTGAAGCGCAGCGTTCTGGCAGAGGCCATTGAGACCAGCGGTGAGATATGGTTCCGCAACCGTGCGGCACACGCGGCCCGCGTTGAGTTCGTTGGCTGGCCCGCACCGCTGTTCGGCAATCCGAACTCCTCTGGTCCCGGGCCGTATCACGTCTACGCCAAGACCGCCGCCAAGGTTCCCGCTATCATCCGTCGCGTTGCAACTGAAATGGGGATGCAGGCACGATGAGCACGACAAACGCGATCCGCGTCGCCCTTGAGAACCACCTAAACACGTCCACGCCGACTCTACCTGCAATCGCATGGGAGAACGTGCCCTTCGCCCGTACCGAAGGCACACCCTACATCCGCGCCGAGTTTATTCCGGTCGTGCGGAGGCCTGTGACCGCAGGCCCGACACCGGAACAGCGCACGAACGGGCTGTTCTACCTGACGATCTTTACGTCGGAGAACAAGGGCGCGAACGCGGGTATGGCTCTGGCCGATCAGTTGCTCGCCCGCTTCAACGGCTCAGACGCCATCGTGACTGATTCGGTCATCGTCCGCATCGAATACAGTGAAGTCAAGCAGCCTTTGCACGACCCGCCTTTTTACGCTATACCAGTGGAGATTGGCTGGTACAGCCACACAACACCGTAAGGAAACGTCGCCATGTTCGCACAAGGTTCCCGCAGCCGTCTATCCATCGCCGCCGAGGCATCCTTCGGCGTTCTTCCCGGCACGCCAGCTTTCGCCACGCTGCCATACAAAACGCACTCTCTGACACTCAACAAAGAGCGGGTGCAGGGCCAAGACATCCTTGGCGACCGTATGGAATCCGTGGACCGTCACGGCAACCGCACCGCCGCTGGCAGCATCGAAGTTGATCTTCGGCGTGGCGACTATGACTTGCTGCTGGAAAGCGCGTTCTTCAACACTTTTGATGCCGATAACCTGACTATTGGCACCACGCCAAAGTATTTCGCGCTTGAGGATGCGGCGCTGGACATCACACAGTTCCGCCAGTTTGAGGGCTGTCTGGTAAACTCCGCCACTTTCAACGTCGCACCGAACCAGATGGTACAGACCACGTTTGATGTCGTGGGCAAAAACATGCTCCAGGCAGCGACCACACGGGGCGCTCCGTCCGCGCCTGCGGGCTTTGAGCCATTCGACAGTTTCAACGGCGAGTTGCTGGAAGGTGGTATTTCTTCAGGCAGCGAAAACTGTAGCGTGTCGCAGCTTCAATTCAGCATCAACAACGATGTCGCGCCTATTCACACGATCCTTTGCGGCGCGAACGCAGACGAAGCGGCGGCCATGCAGTTCGGTAATGCGACCATTGAAGGTACGCTGACCGCGTACTACGAGGACGCCGCGCTCATCAACAAGTTCCTCAACGAGACAGAGTCCGTGCTGTCCGTGACTGTTGACGACCCGACAGGCACGAACGGCTATACGTTCTACATGCCACGCATCAAGTACAATGGCGGCTCGGTTCCGGTGGCGAATATGCAATCGCGCATGATTGAGCTTCCGTTTGTTGCGCTCAAGGACTCTGTAACAGGCTACAGCCTGCGTCTGACGCGCACATCGTAATCCCCGAGCGGGGATACCTAGCGGGTGGCTGTTCGTCGGGGTGCAGCCGCCCGCACCATAACCCTGTCACCCCGAGCAATGGAGACCCGACCAATGAGCCTACGCAATGTTGGCACCGTCAAAGACACCACGACGGTCACGCTTTACCACCCCGCCACCAACGAAGACCTGCTGAACGCCGACAAGTCGCCCATGACTGTCACGGTGCATGGTCCGTACAGCAATCGGTACAAGAAGGCGCTGCGCGACCAGCAGCACTCGCGGATGACGGCGATTGGCCGTGGCCGCGCCAAGTCGGCCACTTTGTCGCCGGAAGAACTGGACGCTTTCAGCGAGGCACTGCTGATTGAGTGCATCGAGGACTGGAAGATCACGCTGGAAGGCGACAAGACGTTGCCGTTCTCCGCAGAGACCGCCACTGAGGTATTCAAGGAGTTCCCTTGGGTGCGTGAGCAGATCAGCGCGGCGATGGGAGACGTGGGCGATTTTTTGGAACCATCCAAAGAGTCCTGACCGAGTACGCGGAGCATGATTTCCGGCTTGCCAAGACGGACAAGAACGGCGTCACGCTCCGCGCGCATCTCGAACAGGTCGCCAAGTCCACCGGACGCACCCCGCCTGAACTGGCCGAAGCCCCTGAGTTCCCCGACCGCTTCGCGCGGTTGTGGGAAGCCTTCATCGAACTGCACTCCGGTCGGTCTTACGGCATGAACGGCCCTGACTCCCTGTCGTGGTCGGACATCAAGGCGTGGAACGACCTGACACGATCGGGTTTGAAAGATTGGGAGGTTCGTGTCATAAAGTCCCTAGACCTGCTATGGTTGCGGATCATGCGTGAGAGCGAGGAACAGTAATGGCTGATGTCGTCGGGCTTCGCTTTGTAACGACAGGCGAGAGAGAAGCCATCGCCGCGTATGACAGGTACAAGGCGGGTCTTCTCAGTCTCGGGCAGGTACAAGACAAGCATGTCGCGGCGTTCAACCGGCGCGCCAGAGAAGAGTTGCGGGCGATCAACGATGTGGCGCGCGCCGCAGCGCAAGCCGCGCGGGTTCGGCAGCAGGCAGCACAGTCGTACAACCAGCTTGCGGGGTCTATGTACCCCGCTGTCGCCGCCACGAACCGACTACAGGCGGCGCAGAAGGTTTTGCAGAACGCCTTTGACCAAGGCGTCATCTCGGCCCAAAAGAAGGCCGCGATGCTGCGGCAGTTGAACGCGCAGTACAAGGCCGACGAACTTAACCGATACGCCGCCGCGCAGCGCAAGGTCAGCGACACCATCATCCAAGGCGACGCGGTTGTGAAGCGTCTCAGCGGCGATATGCAACTGCTCACTGAACGGCTGAAGCAGGGCACGGTCACGCAGCAGCAGCACGACACGGCGCTGAAAGCCTTGGCGCATCAGCTTGCGATCAATAACAACTACGTTAAGGCCAACGGGCAGCTAAATGTCCAGAAGGCGATGGCCGAACTGCGGGCGACGGAAGCAACCCGTGCCGCCGCCGCCGCCGATGCCGCCGCAGCGGCCACCAAAGCCCGCCTGTCGCAGTCGTACAACCAGCTTCTCGCGTCCATCAATCCGGTCATTGCACGTCAGCAACAAACGCGGCAGACCGTTGACATGCTCCGCGCAGCAGTCGCCGCAGGCGCGATCACGACAACGCAGGCCGCGCAGGCGTTGCTTCAGTACAGAAACGCGCTTCGGCAGATGGACGTAGCCAACCAGATCGCAACGCGCGGTATGAACCGCGTGGGTGTCATCACCCAGCAGGCGGGTTATCAGGTAGGCGACTTTATCGTTCAGATTCAGTCTGGCACGAACGTAATGGTGGCCCTTGGGCAACAGGCTACGCAGCTTATCGGCACGTTCGCTATGCTGGCGCGCACCACTCGCGGCATTGCCATCTTCTCGGCGCTCGGTGTCGCGGTGCCGATTCTTACAGCCGTCGGGGCAGCCATCATGCGCGCCTCAGGCGAGTCAGATACGCTAGAGAAAAAGCTGCAAAAGCTGGACCAGTCCGCTGATAAGCTAGGTAGAACCCTCGACCGCCTTGAAGACACCGATCTAGCGGAAAAATTCGGTAACTTGACGGACGAGGTTATCAGCATCTCGAACGCTATGGGGCTTCTTGACGAGTCCGCCCAGCTAAAGAACCTTATCGGTGTTTTGGATCGTGTAGAGGATGCCGCGAGCGCCAATGTGTTCCGAAAGTTCTTTGAGGGCATGGCTTCCGGCCTGACTTTCAACCTGGTGGGCGCGGGCGCAGCGCAGTCTGACGAGAAAGCCTTTCAGGCGCTCGGGTTCGGTATGGCCCGCAGCCAGTTTCTTTCGTACACGGAAGAACTGAAACGCTTGGCGCAGTCAGGCGATAAAGCGGGCGTCGTGGCAGAGTTCAACCGTTTCATCCAAGACGCTACGGATAACGGGGCTGAGTTGTCCATGTCGGGCATCGCGCTTGCGGCGTCGATAGAGAAGGCGGCTCTCCAGACAGCAGAGACCGCAGCGCGTCTGAACGGGTCCGCTCAAGCTGCCAAAGACGCCGCCGAAGCCGAAAAACAGCTGGTAAACGCTATCCAGAGTAGCATTGACTATCGCTTCAGAAAAGAAGAGCAGTTGATGGCGCAGATTGTCGCCATAGACGAAGACGTGCAGAATAAGCGCATAGCGGCAAGTGACCGTGCTATTGACCAGCGCTACTCCAAAGAAGCGCAATTAATGGGGCAGACTGTCGCCATCTCTGACGCCAACGCCCAGCGCTCTCGGGGCATAGTCTCGGCACAAGAAAGGGCCATAGACCAGCGCTACTCCAAAGAAGCGCAATTAATGGGGCAGACTGTCGC